CGGAGAGATTTATTGATATGAAAATCGAAATCAAAGCCAAACCAGGCGGCATGGACGACATGAATGAACCGCGCATGGATCAGGACGAGGATATGAGCGGTTATGCGCTGGACGAGAGTGGGTTGTTCGGCGAGACCGCATCCCCGGAGCCGCCTACGGCTGAAGCGCCGGTCGAGAAACCGGCGTTGGCCGATGTCGTGCCAGAGGCCAATAGCGCCATCGAAGATCGCATTAAGGCGGTCGAGAACCAGTTGGCTGCCGCGAAAGAGCGGGCCGTTGAACCCGCGCCCGTGATGCCCGGCGAATCGCCAGGCATGGCCCCGGGAATGAGCGAATGGGAGCAATTCAAGGCCGACTACCCCGATATTGCATCGCCGGTCGAGAAAATGCTGACGATGCGAGAACAGACCCGCGATCAGCAAATGGCGGCGATGCACGCCCGGATTTTTGAGGAGGCGATGGACGCCGCCCGCCCGACCTGGCGTGATCTGCGCGACGATCCGGGGTTTGGTGCGTGGCTGGAGGCCAACCCGGAGCAACAGGCGGCGGCGCAAACCCCTGGAGTCCGCGCGGCGCTGAAAGTCATCGATGCCTATGAGGCCAGCCGCAAGGCCAATGACGTAACTGCTCAGCGGCAGGAGCGGCTGGCCGGCGCGGTAGCGACCCCGGCCAAGGGCAGTCGCGCGCCGGCGCTCAGCGATACGCTGGACGGGTGGGCCGCTGATTAGGTTTTGAGTTGAAGTAAAGAGTTGGACTGTCGAGAGACAGACCGTTCGTTTTTACCGCCGTGAGGCGGAATGCAGTGTGAGGTATTTGAGTCATGGCCGTTACGACCTATGGTGACATTTCCCAGCGGACCGCCAACTGGGCGGTCAAAACCATGCTGGAACACGCGCGCCCGGTGCTGGTGCTGAATCAGTTTGGCCGCACCTATCCCATCCCCAAGAATAAGGCCGAGCGGGCGAAGTTCCGCCGCCCGGTGCCGTTTGCGGCGGCCACGACCCCGCTGGTTGAGGGAGTGACGCCGACCAGTCACAAGATTTCGTATGAGGATGTCGAGGTGCTGCTCCAGCAGTACGGCGATATTTACGAGATCAGCGACAAAATCCAGGACCTCGCCGAGGACCCGGTGCTGTCCAACGCGGTGATGCTGGCTGGGGAACAGGCGGCGGAAACCGAGGAAATGCTGCTCTGGGGCGTGCTCAAAGCGGGAACCAACAAATTTTATACCAATGGCACGCAGCGCACCGACGTGAATACGGTCTGGGCGCTGACTGATCAGCGGGCCGTCGTGCGGTCGCTGCGGACCAATCGCGCTCGTCCCGTGACGCAGATGCTGGGCGGTTCGCCGGACAGCAACACGACCCCGGTGGAGGGCGGGTACATTGCGTTTGCCCATACTGATTTTGAACACGATCTCCGCCAGGTGGCCGGGACGGCGTTCACTCCGGTGGCGCAGTACGGGAGCCGGAAACCGCTGTGCCCGGAAGAAATTGGTAGCGTCGAGAACGTCCGCTACATCCTGTCCCCGTTACTGGAGCCGTACCCCGATGCCGGCGACGCCAAGGGCAGCATGAAATCCACCAGCGGTGTAAAGGCGGATGTGTACCCGATCATCTACATCAGCCAGGAGTACTACGCGACCTGCCCGCTGGCCGGGAAGGGGATGATCAAACCGACCGTGCTCAACCCTGGCACGCCCAGTAAATCGGACCCGTTGGGTCAGCGCGGGTACGTGGGATGGAAGACCTGGTGGGCCGGCTGCATCCTCAATGAGGCATGGGGCGCGTGCTTGGAAGCGGCGGTCACGGCGATCTAATTCAATTCCCTGTTTTGCGCCGGTGGAGAGCCGGCGCTTGGAGATTTTGTCATGAGTGTGAATTTGTCTGATTCCCCCTACGCCTACCTGCGGTCTCTGCTCGGTACGCGCAGCCACGGCAAAGCCGGCCTGGCGATCCACGGCGCGAATCTGGAGAACGTCCAGACCACCGCCGGCATTGATTTTTCGATTGACGGGGTTGTGTATTCGTTTGGGCTGGCCGGCGAAATTGACCTGTCGGCGCTGACGGTGATTGACCCCGATACCGGCGACACCACTACGATTTCGGCTCAGGCCGACGACACCGACCGCATCTATCTGTTGGCGCTGACCAGCGCGGGCGCGGTGCGGATTATTCAGGGCGTCGCGGTAGAGACCGGCGAGACCTGCTATTGCCCGCAGTGCCCGGTGACCCTGGCGCCGTTTGGGGCGGTCAAGGTCGAGAACAATTCGGGTGCCACCTTTACGTTCGGCACAACCTCGCTGGGCGCGGCGGGGATTACTGATAGCTATTACGACCTCTGTGTCACTCCGGTTTCGCTGTAAGGATTATTGCCATGCCCAATTACACCTCTCTGGCGGCTACCAACACCGTCATCCGCAACACCACCGCGAACCGCTGTTTCGGCAAGGCCGGGCTGGCGATCCACGGCGCGAACGTCGAAAACGTCCAGACCGTCGCCGCCGTGGATTATTCCATCGCCGGCGTGATGTACCAGTTGGCCATCACCGCCGAGATTGACCTGTCGGCCTGTGATTTCATCACGGAAACGGCTGGGGCAGATACCGTATCGGCTCAGGCCAAAAACACCGACCGCGCCTATCTGCTGGTGCTGAATGCGGCGGGCACCGTCAAAATCATTCAGGGCACGGCGGTGGCGACAGCGGGGACCTGCGTGGTGCCGGGGTGCCCGGATGGCTATGCGCCGTTGGGGGTCATCAAAGTAGTGAACGGGAATACCGCGACGTTTACCCTGGGCACGACCAATTTTACGGCAGCCGCCGTCACTGCGACCTATTACGACGTGTCGCTGGCCCCGGCGAGCGTTTAAGGAGGGCTAATGCCCAACTATACGAGTCTCGCTACCACGACGACCGTGATCCGTCATGCAACGGCCAATCGCGCCTGGAGTAAGGGCAAGATCGCCAAACATGCCACCAATCACGAAAACGTCAAAACAACGGCGGCGGTTAATTTCTCCATCGCCGGGGTGACGTATCAAAAGGGCGCGACCGGCGAGTTTGACCTGTCGGCCCTGAGCTGCATCACCGAAACGGGCGCAGCGGATACGCTCACGGCTCAGGTCACGGCCACCGACCGGGCGTATTTGTTGGTCCTGAATGCGGCGGGCACCGCCAAAATCATTCAGGGCACGGCGGTCGCGACGGGCGGAACCTGCGTTTGTCCGGGCTGCCCGGAGAGTTACGCGCCGTTTGCGGCCCTCAAGGTCGCCAATGCCAGCGGCAGTGATTTTACCCTGGGCACTACGGCGCTCAACGCCGCCAACGTGACCACGACCTACGTGGACGTGTCGCTGGCGCCGGCCACTCTGTAACCCCACTCCCGCCCTGCGCCTCATCGCCCAGGGCGGGACGAGGCCCTGCTGATGACGATCCGAATTGGATTTGACGCGACCGCCACCCATAAGTCGGTGTCCGTAACGGCGGCGGAAGCGGTTGCGCTGTACCCCGACAACAACGACAAACTGCCCTGGCCGATCACTATACGGGCCAAACCTGGCGGTGGCGGAACGTTGTTGGTGGAGTATCAGGTTGAGCCGAATGACGACTGGACCGCCTGGCCGGACGGCACCGTGGCGGTAGCAACTGTGGCGGTCATGGCTGGCCCGATGTACGCATTGCGGTTTACCGCTGCTGCATCTACGGGCACGATCGCACTAAATCACGACTGATTTTGGAGGTTCCATGGCAACATCACAAACTGTACCGACTGCGCCCGACAAGGGCGTGCTGCTCAATGCCCGGCCCGACGTGGACGAGAGGGATCCCCATGAGGTGCTGCGCAAAGCGCCCAAGGTGAAGATCAAGATCCATCGCACCGGGGCGGGGCCGGAAAGCGATGATGTGTATGTCGGCGTGAACGGCGTCGGGTTCCAGATCAAACGCGGCGTCGAGGTCGAGGTACCGGAGCCGGTCATGAAAAATCTGGAAGACGCGATTCAGACCGTGTACCACAAAGCCGTTGTGGACGGGAAAGAAGTGCTGGTGCCCAGTCAGGTCCCGGCCTATCCCTTTACCCGGCTGAATTGAGCATTCCTCATGGCCGTCTATGCGCTGGAGGTCATCGCTGCGGCTCGCGACCGGCTGGACGATCACGGCGGTGATACCGGCACGACGCCAGCGGGGTACTATGCCTACTGGCAATACAGCGATGCCGGGTGTTTATGGCGCAATACTGAACTCACCCGGTATCTGCACCAGACCCTGCGTGACCTGGGCCAGCGGCAGCCGCTGCTGGACGATACCCGCGCCCGGTACACGATGACGCTGGTCGCGGGAACGCGCCAGTATGCGGTGCCGGCGGAGATCGTGCGGATTGAATCCGTGATCCGCGCCTCGGACGGTGAACCGCTCGCCAAAGCGACCGTGCCTGAAATGCAAGCGGTCGCCAAATGGCATCGCCATCAGCGCGAACTGCTGGCGGATGACTGGCGCTCCAGCGCGGACAACTACCCGACGCATTATCTGCTGGATGAGAAACACGGGTATTTGACGGTCTACCCGACGCCCTCCGCCGATTACCTGGATACGCTCTATCTGGTGGTCCGGCGCACCTTTTTGACCGAGGTAGACTGGACGACGCTGGCGCATCAATCCACCACCGGCGCGGAGTTACTCACGTCGGCGGGGTGGACGGTGGGCGCGGGCTGGGCGGAGTCGCCCGACGATACGTTCACCCACAGCAGCGGCACAGCGGCGCTCAGTCATTCCGCCACGATCACCGCCAGCACGGCCTATCGGTTGACGCTGACCGTGACCGGGTGCACGGCGGGCAGTTGCACCATCGCCGTAGGCGGCCAGACCGTGACCGGCATCACCGCCAGCAGCACGCTGACCCTGACCGCGACCACGACCGGCGCGTTCACGGTGACGCCGACCACGGATTTCAACGGCGTCTGCACGTTCAGCCTGCTGGCCGTGGCGGCACTGACCGTTCTTGCGGATATTCCCGATCATGCGTTTGACGCGCTGGTTGCCGGGGTGTGTGCGCGGGCCTATCTCAAGCGCGATGCGGACACTCATTCGCCGCAACTGGCGGCGCAGTGCGAAGCGGAATTCACCCGCTATGCCGGCCCGCCGCGCAGCTTCCTGAATCAGGAGGCGGACGCCCGCTGGGCGGATAACCCGGAAGCGATCACGCCTCGGACCTGGCTGGCGCGGTAACGTCCAAGCCAGCTAAACGTCGAAACTTAAGAACCGGATGAATAACAGCATGAAGAATCTTGAACCCCATCAGTATCGCGTGCTCAATGAACGTGCTGAACTGCGCGACAAGCTTGAAAAATTACTGGCATTCATAAATAGTCCTGCCTTCTCTAATGTCGAATTAGCAGAGCAGAAACGATTGCGCCACCAGGTTGACTGCATGGGCGAGTATCTTAATATCCTAAATGAGCGCGTAGCAGCTATTGACGCCTAACAAGGTTGGCGCGGTGAGCGTGGCAAATGGATAGAAAATGGCGATGTATTGTTGTTGACCCGCCATGGGAATATCCAGAAGGGTTTTGTGGGCGAGATATACCGTACTGCACGATGACGCTGGATGAAATAAAGGCGTTACCGATTAAAACTATATTGATGCGCGAAGGGTATTTGTTTCTGTGGGCAACAAACAAATATCTGGAAAAAGCTTTCGAGGTAATGCGCGCGTGGGGATGCACGTATCGCCAAACATTAACCTGGTGCAAGCCCAAGAATGGAGTGGGATTGGGGGGAATGTTTACCACTAACACTGAGTTTGTGGTCATTGGGCAACGCATCAGCGAACGGTCAAATGCAAGGATGAAAAACACGACCGGAATAAGAGAAGATTCGTCTTGGTTTATATGGCCGAAACATGGACATTCTGAAAAGCCCGAAGAATTTTACGCGATGGTTGAGCGAGTATGCCTTGGCCCATATTTAGAGATATTTGCAAGAGACCGTTCCCCTTTATTTCCGATACGGGAAGGATGGGACGTTTTTGGCAACCAAACAACAAGCTCAATTAAGTTGCCCGCATATTGATTGAATTTAATGGAGCAGTTCCATGCAACGATCCCTGCACGACTATCTGACGGGCGGCAAAGTACGCGGCCCCGGCACGGCCACCAGCGACTCCATCCTGGCGCGGCTCTCGAACGGCGAGTACGTCCTGCCCAAGGTTGCCGTGGATCAGGTAGGCGTCGAGAACCTGGAGGCGATCCGGCAAGCGGCCCTGGCGAAGGCGCCGCGCTATGCGCTGGGCGGCCCGATTTCGGGCGGACTTAATTTCCAGGATGAGCAAGACTCCGCCCAAACTGACGCTTTCGGCAACGATCTCTCGCTGACCAATCGGATGAACTCCGTGGCTGAGGCGATGCGCACGATGCGCGAAGGCCCTGCCGCGCCGGCTACGGCCCAACCGCAAGACGATTTTGTGGCCTCGCTCTCCAAGGCCCTGCAAGGCAACGACCCCGCGAAACAGGCCGAAGAAGCGCGAAAGGCCGCGCAAGCCAAGGCCGATCCGCTGGACGTGGCGAGTGGGCGGTTTGACCGGGAGTATACGCCGGGGATGGCAGCGGGCGGGTTGATCAGCCAAGAACAGTGGGAAGGATTGCCGAAGTTTGAGTGGGGCGGACTTGCTAATTTTTTGTTCGGCACTCCAAAAGATAAACCCGCCGATATTTTAGAAGTCCCTCCTCAAGTCAAAGAGATTCGAGCGGCTCGTGAACAGGAAAGCCAACAGACCAAAGGATTGCCAGCCGCCGATATAGGCACTGCCCTATTTGGGAAAGGGTATGACCCAAGTATTTTTACTAGGGCAATACCAACTGTTCCACCCGGATTTAAAGATATTGGAAATTCTATTCAATCTGGGTGGAAGGCTTTAGAAAATACAGGGAAAAATATACCGGTCATTCCTGATATACCAAATCTTCCGCCACCTATGGAGGGGGAGGAAGCAACTCGTTTATTGAAATCTTTGCCTGCTCAACTATCTTCAGCGCCCGCTCCCAGCGCGTCTCCGCCCAGCGCACCAACATTGCCAGCGCCTCTTTCCCCACTACAAGAATCTCCGTCTTATAATGCGCGTCGCCTTGCAGAGCAAGAGGCGGTGCGCCCGTTAATGGGGTCTCTTGCAGATAATGCTGCATTAGTTCGTGCCGCACAAACGGAATCGTCGTTTAATAAAGGCAGAGTAGCGGCAACCGATTATGCCAATCAATCTCCCGGTCGTACTGTAGTAGATGCGCTCCCTACAGGAACTAGAGAAGGGCAATCCGTAGTCGCGGCCCCCTCCCGCCCCATCGGCACTCAGTCGTACACGACCGGCCAGCCCTTTGAGCCGTCGCAAGGAACGGCGCCACCGCCGCCGCTAATGGGGTCCCAGCGGATTATGTCCGGGAATGGTGTTACCGGACCCGTCACCACGGGCGGATCCAATGTCCCGATTTACCAGACCGACTACACCGTGTTCGGCCCCAAAGGCCAACAGGGCACACTGTCGGTCACTGGCCCTGATCAGCGGGTGGGTGGCGGCACGGTATCGCAACCGGATCAAGGCAACGGCGGCACGGTCGAGGGCAACGTGGCGGCGCTCAATCGTCAGATTGACGCGCTGCGCTCGTTGCGCGAGGCCCGCAATCCCGGCATTACTACGGGCGGAAGTGCATCAGCCGCCGCCCCCGCTCCCGTAGACATTTGGGCGCGTCCGGGCGATTCGTTTGGGGACTCCCAGATGCGCCAGGGGCGGTATGAAGGGTTATTGCAGGAGGCGGCCCGCCAGAAAGGATTTGGCGGCAAGCAGAAGGCGGCGGCGCTGATTGATGCCGCCTCCGGGATGCTGGCGCCGGGCGCGGCGACCGCCAAACTCAACGCCGAACAGCAGCAATCCGCGAACAGTTTGGCGGGGCAACTGGCCCAAGCCCGCGCCCAACAGCAGGCATCGCAGTACGGCGCGGATGTGGGGCTGGCCGGCCACAAATACACGGCGGATGCGAGCTTGGCCGGAGCGCGGCTCAAAGCAAAGCAGGATGCCGAGCAAAACAAGCTCAAAAACGACATTGACTTGGCCAATGCCATGAGCGCCCGCATCAGTGCGACTGGCCGGAATGCCCTGCCCGCCGAGAAGCAAACGTTACTGCAACTGGTTGATGCGTATTCCAAGCTGGATCCAAAATCCGCCGAAGGTCAACGATTGAAGTTGCTCATTGACGCGCTGAATCCACCCAAGGACCAAGCGTCGTTAGTGGATGAAATGGCGGCGAAGTTGAAGGCGCAAGAATCCCAATAGCTTTTCCGGTAGGGCCTGCGGTGATCGCAGTCCGTTTTTCATTGAATGACAGGATGGATTTGACCATGGCGAATTGGTGGGATGCCCCGTCCGATGAATCGGCGGTTGCTGAATCGGCTCCAACTCTACTGGATACCGCGACCCTGGAGCAGCAGGCGCGGCAAGCGCAACTGGCTGAATTGCTCCGCCCCACGCCTACAGCCGCCGAACCGTCCATCCTGTCGACGCTGGACAGCTACCGCCAAGCCAAAGCCGCCGCTGCGAATCCGTCGCCCGTCACTGAGACGCCGACTACACCAGAACCCGCTAATCGTTCGCGCACCTGGGGCGAACTCGGCGGTGACGTAGTGGCCGGGCTGGCGCGGGGCGCGACCGGGATTACGCAGGGGATGGCCAATCTGGCCGATCTCGCCACGTTCGGCGGCGTCTCGGCGCTGACCAAAGCCGGTGGCAGTCTGGCGGATTCGTTGCTCGGCGGTCGCGGCGAAGGCTATACCCTCCAGGAAGCAAATCGAGAAATTGGACAAGCCATCGAGGGGATGGAATCGGCCCCGCTGCGCCAACAGCGCCAGCAACTCGCGCGCACGCTGCAAGAAACCGGAACGCAGGGCGGCGTATCGGGGGCGCTGGATAAATTCGTCGCCGGCGCCAAGGAAACCCTGACCAATCCCATGCTGTTGGGGCAGTTCGCTACTGAACAAGTCCCGATGATCGCCACGCTGGGCCTGGGCACGATCGGCACAGCAGCCAAGGCTGAAGCGGCGGCCAAAGCGGCGGGGCTGACCGGCCAGGCGGTTCGTGATGCGGGGATTCGAGCCGCCGAACGGGCGAACATTCTGGCATCAGGCGTGCTGGGTTCCGGGTTTAGCAGTCAGCAAGCAGCGGATGCGATCCTGAACGCGCCCATCGAGGACCTGTTCAAGAACGAGCAATACGTCGAGTTAGCCAAAACTCTGGGTGATCGGGGGGCGCGGGCGGAACTGGCACGCCAGGCCGGGTATCCGGCGGCGGCGATTGCGGGACCCCTGTCGGCGCTGGCAGGCCGGATTACGGCACCGCTGGAAACGCGGGCGTTTCTGGGGCAACTCCCCAAGGGGATTACGCCGGCACTGGTTGCGGGCGGCAAGGAAGGACTGGAAGAAGCCCTGCAAGAACCCAGTGAACAATTCGGCTCGAATGTGGGCGAGCGGTTCGCGGGCATGGACAAATCCCTGTGGGAGGGCCTCCCGGAAGCGGCGGGTCAAGCCGGCGCAGCGGGATTCCTAATGGGCCTGGGGTTGGGCGGCGTCAACGTCCTGCAAAATACCCGACTGGAAGGCCAGCAGGCCCGTGCCACTGGCGAATCCGCCGCGCAACACCTGGACCGGTTATCGCTGGCCGGATTGTCGGACAACGAACTCGATACCGCGATCCAGCAAACCCAGCACGTCATCGCCACGCCCAAGCTCCCGCCCGAACTGCGCGACCGGCTCACCGCAGCGATGGGGCGGCTCAATACCGACCAGCAAGCGCGCGCCAATGGCGATGCGCTGCGGCAGGCGTTCAGCGAGTACGCGGCGGCGACCGCGCCGGAAGCGTTGGCCGACCTGCCGGAAACCGAGCAACTCAAAAAACAACAAGATGCGCTGGTTCGTACTCTGTTCGCGCCCCGCACCCGCAACACCCTGGTCGGGATGAGCGCCCCCGACAAGCTGCATCAGTTGAACGATGCCGAAATGGCGCAGGCCGGCAAGGTGGCGGTAGATGCGGCAACCCGGCTGGCACGGGCCAATCAGCCCGAACGGGAACCGGAAATCCGGTCGCTGCTGGACGCCGCCCGCACCTACAGCGGCGAATTGCGCCAGCGCCGGTCTGCCGCCGATGTAGCCGGTGAAGTCACTGGCCCGGACGGCGCAGATCGGGCGCGCGCGCTGCTGGACAGCGTGACCCGGATCAACGGCAACGCGCAACAGTTTCTCAGCCCCGAATATCAGCGGGCCACGCTGGCCGACGACCAGTTGCCCCGGCTGCTGGAGCGCGGCCAAACCCTGCTGCGCCTGGATGCCGATCCCACCGTACCGTTCAATCTCGCGGCCCCGCAGCGGGCGGCGCTGACGACCGCGCTGGGTCATTTGCGCGCCGAACAGGCGAACCGGCAAACCGAGGGCTGGCCGCAACGCAACCAGACGCTGAGTCAAGTCGAAAATCCCAAGGTCAAGGAAGTCGAGGCGGCGCTGACCCGCAAGGATGTCTCGACCTGGCTGAATGCCAAATCGCGCGGCCCGCAGTGGTTGCCGGCGCTGCAAGGGGCGCTGGATCAGGCGGATGCGCGGATCGCGTATCGGCAACAGATTGGCGCTACCGAGGCGGATGACTATCAACGTCTGGTCGCCAATCGGGCGCTGCTGCGCCAGAAGATCGAGACGCTGACCGCGCAAGCGGAGCAGGCGCGCAAAAAAGCGTTCGATGAGGATTGGCGGTTTGCCCCAGGCCAAGCATCCGCCAAGGAAGTCACCGACGATCAGGGGCAGGAGTGGGTCCGCGATGCGCTGGGACAATGGATCCCCGGCGGGGAGCAGATTATAGACAGCGGCATCGCGCCGCCCCCGGCCACGGCGCCTACCCTGACCGCCCCGGCCACACGCCCGGCGCTGTCCGCGCCGACCGAACCCCGGCGTTTGGCGGGACCGCCCCCGGTACCACCCGACTATGTACCCTCGACGGCGCCGCCTAAATCCGCAGTGCCGGAGAACTACAATCCGCTCGCGCCCCGCAGCGCCCCGCTGGGACAGTTGGGAGCTATGGCGCTGGGCGCGGAAGATGCTCAGGCGCTGACCGCATTGCGTTCGATCCCGGAACCGCAGCGCACCGCCGCGCAAAATCTGCGGCTGTTCCGGCTGGAACGGATGATCGCCGGTGTGCTGGGGACTCCCGCCGCCGTTGCGCCTCAGCCTCAGCCCCTTGCCCCGCCGGTCACCGGTGAAACGCCGGCTGATTTGCTGGCACGCGCCAATCTGGGCGTGGTTCCGCCCGCCCTGACCGGGGCGCAAGGTCCACTCGCCTTACCCCAACCCGGAGTGACTCCCGATGCCGAAACAGTACGTCAAGATCAGGGACTCCCTGGCCCAGGGCGCCAAGAAGGACAGCCCGAAGTACAACCAGTCTCAGAGCCGAGCGGCGGCAATTTACGTGGCACAGGGCCAGACCAAGAAGGCGCGCAGCCAGCGGGCCAAGGCACTGAAGGAGAAGTAGCACCCAATCAGAACCAGTGGCGCGTCGCCATCCAACAAGCAGCAACAGAATGGGATCGGATGGATCGCGGGCAACGCTCCTATTTGATGCGGGATACCGAATTCGCCAAGGCGCTATTCGGGCCTAAAAACCGCCCCCTATCGACCATGGATTGGAATGAAATACCGCCCAACGCGCAACGCGCGATTGGAACGCAGTTTTTACCCACTCCTTCCACCCCACCGGAGAACCGCGATGCCCAAGAAAGGCAAGCCGAAGCCGAAGCCCTGCTGAAGCAGGAAGCCAAGGAAAAAGAGGCGCTGATTCTTCAGCGTCTTCAGGATGATGAAAAATGGGTAGGACGCACCGTTGAGTTTGTCCGCAACGAATATCCGGTTAGAGCCGTTGTTCTACGGGTTGAGAATGGGCGAGCTTATGTCCGGGATGGAGATGTAGGAACTTCAGTTCCTTTGGAGCAACTCACTCTGTCTGCTTCCCAAGACGTGATTCCATTGCGCGGGGTTGGCGAAGCTGCGTTACGAGAAGCCGCCGATTCGTTCCGTCCGGGTTCGCGGTACTTTTACATTGCGGAAGAATTAACCGCACAACTGGAAGGCGATAATCCAAAAATCAGCACTGAAGCGTTGATGGCGTTGCGCGCTATGCCCGCTCAAGAATTGTGGTCGTTGCTGCAAACCATCAACCAACAAGTCCCCGACGTTTCGTCATCGGGAGACATCCGTCGCGCGGCCAGCCGATTGATTGCTGAAACTCTAATGAAGCAGGAAACCCCGCCCCCGGAAGCGGGCGGGGGGGCGCCGGTTGAAAAGCAGGCGTGGGAAATGACGCAAGACGAATACATGGAAGGCGATATTCGTAAAATTAGAGAACAAGAATCGTTAGCGAAAGTTGATGCAGCGGCAGTGCCTATTCGGGATGCGTTAAATGAAATCAAATGGTGGCCTTATTCTAAAACATTGCGCGACGCACTTACCGATCTAGCGGATAAAAAAGCGGAATGGGTTGCATCAGGTCCAAGAAGAAATCAAAAATCGGTCAAGCAAGGAAGCAGCGGCATTGAGTTAATGAGTGACAAAAAAAATGCCGAGATGTTTGTTAACGAAAAAGCGGCGCGTGAATTCCAAAAGGCTGCGTTAGAGTGGATTAGAGGCTATAAAAATGGATGGCTTGAAAAAGGAGAATGGTTCAATTCGCCTGGGGTACGTACTCCCGTTAAACACCAAGAGTTTGTTCGTAAAGCTATTGAAGAAGGCAAACCCGTTCCCCAAGCTGTTCTCGACGAGTATCCCGATTTAGCGCCTAAGCCAGAAACGCCCGACCTCACCGCGCCCTTTGAGGCGATGATTGACGAGCGCGGCAACGTCACGCGCGGCGGCGATGTCATCAATACCTTATTGAAACCATTGTCGGACGCTGATTTAACGACGATCAAGGAATGGGCCAGAAAACGGAGTCCGCAAGCAGCGCGTTGGATTGGCGATAACGCCGTCGCCGAACAGCGGGCGCGGATAAACGCGGCCCAGACGGATCAAGCCCCCG